ATTGTATGAAAGAGAACTCTATATCTCTAGCTGCTCTCTTCATAGCCATATCTAACTGGAAAGCCAATTCATCTTGAACTGGTTGATTTCCAAGTATAGATTCACCACTGATGTTTCCTGTTGCTGCTTGTTTTGTGTATGATACGTTTACACCATATTGCATAATTTGAGTCACGTTTACAACTTGACTTCTTGTTCTTTCTGCGAAAGTTGCGTCTGCACCTTCAACAACTACTGTTTGAGCTGCTGTTGCATTATCAACTGTTTGCCAGGTGAACTGTTTAGAGGTAACTGATTTACCTCCAGTCATTCCACCAATAGCAGAAAGGAATGGTGTATCACTAGGAGTTATGTTAAATAACTCTCCCACGAAATTAGGTAAATCATAAGAATCACCTAGTCCGCTTACTGCACCCATTTTAAATCTCCTTTACTATTTTTGGGTTAATGCTCTTAATTTGTCGGCTTTGAGATTTGAACTTGTTTGCCAATCACCATCTTGTTGAGCTTGTGCAATTTGGTCATCTATGCCTACAGGCTCTACAGGAACAGACGCTTCAATTACAGTGTCTAAACTTTCTTGGCTTGTTACCACTCTTGACTTCTGTGCTTGTTCTTGTGTAACTTCGGTAGGAGTTTCCGAGCTCCATCCATAGTTTTCTTCAGCAAACTGTTTCACAGCATCAACTTCTAACTCACCTTTATACAAGTCTTTCAACGCTTTGCCCTGTCCAGAAGCTGGGTCAAAACCTGCATCTTGGATTACAGAATCCATCTTTACAGATTTATATTCCTTTTCTACACCTTCAAGCTCTTTGATACGCTCACGCATCTGCTTGATGGCAGTGTTGTCCTCTTGTGTTTCTTCTACTGTATTTTCTACTTCGTTTTCCATTTTATCTCTTTTCCTTCTCACAGTTTCTACTAACTGCATTACCCTGTGGAAATAATGCGATAGGCGACAAATTAAAATAAAGAATAACTAGAATTGTCAGCCACTTCTGGGCTATTCAGATACAGGCGAATTGTTTACACAGTTTACACGCCAGATATAAACTGGAGGTGCAGAGTCTATTTATTTACGCAGACTGCCGCTATGCGTTAATTTTATTATACCACTAGATATAGTATGTCAAGTTTATTGTTGTGTAAGACCTGTTACTCTACCACCACGTCTAGCAGGACCTGTAAGTGGCGTAAATCTTGTTTGTTCTTCGGCTTCTAATACTCTTACTTGTTCTAATTGTTCAGGTGTTCTAAATACAGCAGCTTCAGTAAATTCTTCAACACCAAATAAATCTTCTTCCGCTACTTGTTCACCACCTCTTTGTTGAAGTTGTTGTATTCTAGGAACATCTCTTTGTGCTTCTTGAAATAATTGTCTAGCTTGTGATTGTGTAAGACCTGCTGCCTGTAACTCTTGTGCTTTTTCTAAAGATATTTCTGTACCAAAACCAGCTCTTCTAGCTTCTCCACCTATTTGTGCAACTGCTACTTGTCTATTTAATATTTGTTCACCTAACTCTGGCTTAATTGCAGATGCAAATATAGCTTCATCTGTTAAATCTATTCCATAATTAGCACTATAAAATTCTTTTACTTGTGGTATGTTTGATTTTATACCTTCAAAAACAACATCTATTCTTGTTTTAAATTCTGATGGTGATACATCACCAGCTATTAAGTTACTAAATGTATCATCAAATAATTCTGAATTTAAACCATAATCTTCTAAAGATAACTTGTAACTTTCTTTTACTGCTAAATATTCAGATTCACTATATCTAACAGTTTTATCTGCTCTTTTATTACCTGGAAAAAAATCATCATATATTGGGTCTTGTCTTAATTTACCCAAAGCAACATCAGTATTCCTATCTGATTCTGCTAAATATTCTACATATCTGTTTATAACAGAATCAGGTAAATAAGGATATAATGATTTAGCTAATTGCATAAATTCTTCCATTACACTCTACCTCTCTGTCCAGGACCAAATGCTTGACCTATTGCTTTTAACGCTTCTTGAACTGGTTTAGCTACATTATCTTCTAAACCTTTTTTAAATAAATATTCATTGGCTTTTACTGTATCATTTAATTTTATAACTTCTTGTACAACATCAGAAGCATCATCAACATTTTTTCCCCAAGCATTTTGTACAAATCCACGCCAAGGTGAAGCTATTTCTTCATATGTTAAATCCTCATCATATTCAGGAAACAAACTTTTTCTTGAAGCTTTTAATTTATCTATAAGTTTAATTTGTCCATTAGGGTCGTTTCTCAACATACCTGCCCATTCTTCTATTTGACTTGTTTTAACATTAGCCCCAAATACAGGACCCCACCATTGTGATACTAAATCTTTTACTTGTTGCTCTCCTGCTCTAGTTGTATCAAATGTAACTCCACCATTATCTATAAAGTTTTGCATACCTGAATCTATATCTCCAGGTAATTGTGGGTCTGCAAGTAATTTTATTTGTTCATCTGTATATGTTCCAGACCATTGTCCTGTTGTAAATTTTTCTGCAACCCAATTAACTAAATCGTCACTTAAATTAAATATACCTGCATCTACCATTGCATTTTTAATTCTTATCCTGTCGTCAAAAACTTTTTCTAAAGCATCCTTTGTCATTACCTCGCCTGTGTCAGGATTTACTTGTTGTGCTAGTAACAACCATTCTCTTTCTGCTTCTGTGTGAGTTCTCCACCAATCTGTAGATTCCCACTCTGCATCAGTAACTGTTCTACCTTCTAATGTTGCTTCAGCTAAAAGATACAACATTTCCTCTGACTTTAACCAAGGTCTAACTGCTGCTTGTTTTTCTACAGCTCCCACAAAGGATTCCCAAGGATTTCTAGTAGGGTCTATAATTGATGGGTCATAAAGTTCTACAGAATTTCCAAAAACTAAACTTCTATCCCAGTCATCTTTACTTGGTGTAGTAAAGGTAATATTTTCTGCTTCAATAGGACCAAATATCGCTATCAAATCTTGTTCACTAGAAGTATATCTTAAAGGTGTAGCATTCGGGTCACCAGGTATTCTATACACTATTGCAATGTTGCCTTCATAATTCCAATATTCTGCACCGCTTGGTATAGCCATCAAATCAATATCTACTACCTCTGTATCATCACCCTGTTCTGGTGTTTGTGCAGTAGTTTCTTGTGTTGTTTCTTCTGGTAAATAATCAGAAACATTATCTGTGCCTGTAAATATAGAGCCACCAGGGTCTGCTCTACCAATGTTTGCTTCATTAGGATTTGTTGTATAACCAACTGCAGCTAATTCTTTTGCTCTTTCTTCAGATACTTCATAGTAGTTTTGACCATCAGTGCCTTGACCAAATCCTAAATCTTTTCTATAAACTTTTACCATTATAAAATATTTACTCCTGATTGTATTGCACGTTTTTTAGCCTCTGACAATGTGCTATAAACATTTGTTAAAGCAGAATTTAATTCTGGGTCTGAAGGCATTTTGTATTTATCAGCAAACTCCATTTCTCTTTTAGTTCTTGCAAAAGGGTCTGTTTCTGGTTTTACATTTTGATTAGCAGCCATTCTTTTAAATTTTTCTATCTCTTCATTATTTAACATTTTCTCTTCTTTATCTTTAAAATAATTACTAACGTCTTTATCTATTGTAGCCTTAAATTTAACTGCTTCTGCTTGTTTATCTGTATAAAATTTTCTTGTTGTATTGAAATATAAAGCTTCCATAACATCTTCTGTTTTTTCAGATTTTATTTCACCAGATTTTATTTCATACATCTCTTTAAATATTTTTGTTTGTGTTGTTAAATTTGCATTTTTTAAAAATTCCCTAACTACTTTTTTTTGATTAACAGTAAACTTTCTTACATCTTTTTCGTCTTCGCCAACTATATTTGTTCCTAATTGTTTCTTTTGTAAATCTGTCATACCTGGTAAATCAACACCTTCATCTACCATAACTTTGTAAATAGCAGCCATCTCTGTGTTTATGTTTGTTTGATATATACCCCAAGAATCTGATGTAGGGTCTTTAGCATCTTGTGTAAAAGGCACACCGTTTACTCTTGATTCATATGCAATTATTGGAACTATGTAATTTATTACATTTTCATCTACATAACCTACATCATTTAAAGCGGCTATGACATCTTCAATACTATAACTTTGTGATTCCACTAGGCAATCCTCATAGATGTACCTAATATAGACCTATTTATGTTATTAAAATTTAATCTTGCTCTATCTTGCCTTTCTGGGTACTCTCTAAAAGATTTATATAATGGTTCTATTTTATTTAAAAATGCCTCTGATGCACTAAATGCTTCTGGTTGTGTAGCTTGTGCTTCTGCTGCAGCCATAAAAGCAGAGCCTTCTTGTCCTTGTAGTCCTAATTCACTAATAGCTTCAGTGTCAGGTAATTTTCCAAATTCTTTTTTTAATTTAAATATAGCTATTTCTTCATTACGTTTTATCTCTTGATTTATTAAATCATTCATAACATCTCTATATGCTTCTAATTCTGTGCTAGTAAAATCTCTTCTATTACCAATAGCTTTTTGCAAATTATCTCTAAGCATTTTACCTCTATCAACAGTTTGTAAAATTTCTTCGGTTGCTTCTTTTATTTGAAATAACTCATTGTTAAATCTGTTATTTATTTGATTACCTAAAAACTCCATAGGGTCTATATTGTTATTTACACCTTTAGACCAACTATCTAATCTAAATCCATTGACATCATTAAACCAAGCTCTTACAGCAGCTTTTGTTGCTGCATCATTAGAACCAGGATTATAAAATCCTTTTAAATAATCTGCATCTTCTAAAAGTTCCTGCATATTAGCTATATTCACAGAATTAAAATTAGCTCCAGATAAATATAAATCTCCTTCATAACTAGGTATTAAATTTAAACCAGGAAAAGCAACTTGTGATGGGACAAATTTTTCTTGCACCGTAACACCATCCCAATTAGGATTTGCAATTAAGTTAGGAACTCCTGAATAATAAATTCCTTGTTCATATTGGGTTGCTATTTCTTCAGTTATAGCTGAAGCTTCTTTTACTGCAGGACTTGGGTCACCTGCAATAGCTCTATTTATTTTTTTCACAGATTCTACTGATTCGTCAATAATTTCAGTTTCAGGATTGTCTAAAGAATAACCAGGATTTTGTGACAACCATTCAACAACTGTCCTAGCATTTATTTTCTTTTGTTCTCCGTTGGGTCCATAAACTGTAATCATATTAATCTTCTAACGGTTCCAATAAACCAATAAAGTTATTTTCTCTATCTTCATAATACTCTTGTTTCAACTCTTTAGAACCTATTAAATTCCAAAATATAGCAAATTCAGCATTTTCTTCAGCTAATCTTTCTCCAAGTTTTCTAAGTTCTCTTCTGTAAGGTTCTGTTTGAGCTGTGTTTTTTAAATAATATTGAATACTTCTACCGCTTGGTCCATACTTAGCTGTAACACCTTTGAGTTTTCCAATCTCTACAAATATTTCTTCTCTATAATCCATATATTCTTTAAGTGGTTTATATAAAGCACTCTCCTGTATTTGTTGTTTAATGTTGTTTGGAGCAGCTTCTCTACCAAGTACAGAGATACCTACTGCTATTTCTAAATCATTCCATTTTTCTACATCTTGTCCTATTGAAATACTTTTTACATAATAATTAGGAAACATAGAATTAACTACTACAAATAAATCAGCTTTTTCTGTATTTGTTAAAGGTCTTCCTTTTTCTCTTTCTTCTAATGTGCTTAAATATGACCACATTCTACTACCGTTCATTTGATTAATAGTTTCAAGCCATTCTTCAGGTTTAAGTTTTACTATGTTGCCTTTTCTTCTTTGATTAAATCTTGCTTCATATGAATAGTCTGCTCCTACTTCAGGTGCAGGTGCAAACAAACCAAATACATTTGGCACGTACTCTTCTAATTCAGCGTTATCTCTTTCCCAATTAAAACCTTGCTCTGTTGTGCTTCTTATACCAGCTTCGTTATAACTTGTTCCTTTTGTAATGTACGTAAGTGGTTCTATACCTTGACCTTCTTTTAACCAATCTGGTCCAAGTATTTCTGTCATAGCTACAATAGCTGCTTCGTCATCACCATTAAATAATGCTTTCATATTTGCATATAAAGATGTAACTGCAGAAAATCTTAAATATCCTTCTCCATCTATACCTAACTCTACGTCCTCTCCAAAAAATTCTTTATAATCATTAAGAGTTTCTGGCTCTGTTCTTAATCTGTAATCGTATGTATATCCTGATGGCAAACCAAATTGATAGGCACCTCTTACAAGAAGTGTTTGAGTTGCTACTTCTTGAGCTCCTTCTAATAATTTTTTTTGGTCTATTGCACCAGCTTCATTAGTAATACTTATTAGCTCACCTGCTTTATTTACATAAAAACCTGTTACAGCTAAAGCTTTAGCTGTTTGTGCAAAATGAGTATTCCATAAAAACTCATCTGCAAATACACCTTTACCTTGTGACCAAGCTGTAATAAGTTTTGTCATATAAGCAGGTAATAAATAAGTAGCACCAAATTGTTTTAAAGTTTCTGCATCAGATACTTTTACACCAAAAGGGTTAAAATGTTTTTGTATCATATCAAACTCTGGTGTATCTGGTATATATAAACCAGCAGGTATTTGTAAATAAGGACCAGCCCCTGGACCAAAATTAGCTGTTACCATATTTATTGCTTCAAGTGGTGAAGAAGCATCTATTTTTAATTTATTATTTTGGTCATTAAAATATTTACCCTCTACAGCAGGACCTATCCAAGGATAAGTAAAATATTTTTCTCCATTAGGTCCTTCATTTATATAACCTGCTTGTCGTGCTCCATTCACTACAAGTCCTGCAGTTCTAATTGCAAATGGATTTCTTGATAACACACCCGTCCAAGTAGATACTTGTTCAATCCAAGCACCCATAAATGGGTACATAAGTCTTGTTACATCAGCAAAATAACCTCTCTCTGATAAGTTAAAGAGTAAATTATTGTGCATATATAAAGCTCTTGCGTCTGCGTATTGCTCTACTTCATCTAGTGTTTCAAATAATTTTACACCTGGAGGTGGTTTTTTACCTTTTGATTCTTCTATTGCTTCTAATATAAATTGTTTTGTAGATTTATTTAAAGCATCTAAATCAAAAAACTTTTCTAATCCTTTTATAAATTTATCGTTTTTAATTTTTGTAGTAAACATTTTTGGTAAATTATTTAAAGATTCAACAAATTCTTTTTTTAAATTATCTGACATTAGATAATATGCGTCACCATAAGATTTACCTTTTATTGTTCTATACAAAGGACTTCTGTTAGCAACTCTTTCTATACCTGCAGGAAACTCAAACAATGCTGTTATTGCTGCATCTAAAACTTTTTGAGTTGTTTGTTTAGCTTCTTTGCTTATAACTTTTATAGATGGTCTTCCTTGTTGTATTAAAGGAAAACCTTGATAAACAGGATTACCTGTTGTAGAAGCAATTTCTTCTTTTATTAAAGGTGCAACGTCATCAAATTTTTTTTCTATATATTTATAAAATTTTTTGTCATCAACTGTAATTCTTTTAACAGTAGATAACATTTCTCTTATAGTGCTACCTTGAGGTATATCAATAATTTTAAGAGTTTCTTGAACACCTTTTTCATTTGTTATTTGTATTGTTTCTTTACCATCAGCAATAAATTTTAAAACATCTGGGTCATTTGTAACTTCTCTTACTCTTTGATATAGAGTATCTACATAAGCTTTTGTTTTATTATAGGTAGATAAAGCATTACCAGGCATCATATCATTATCTAATAAACCTTTATTATATTGCAATCTTGTATTATTTAAGTCACCATTCCATAGTCTTTTTGCCAAAACTGATTCATCAACACCTTTTAAAATATTGTTTGCAACTTCGTTTGTTAAATTTCCTAAATTTAATAATTTTATTTCTTCTATAACAGATTGTAAATAATTTCTTTTTCCTTGTGGTGTTTCAAAAGCTTCTGTAATTTTATAATCTATATAACCTTGTTTTAAATTTTCTAATACATTTTCTCCAAAATACAATCTTGTGTTATCTCTTGATACCTTTCCAAATGCTTCTGTTTTTGTTAAAACCTCTCCTTTTAAAGTTCTATTATTTTTACCTAATAGTAAACCAAAGTATTCTCCCATATGTTTTGTTAAAGAAGGATATCCGTCTGACGCTAATTTTGCTTGACCATCCATTGTTATTCTCACTGGGAAAGCAATTCTTGTGATAAGTTGTAATGGTGTCCAAATGCCTTTTTGTATTCCCCATAATATATTTATTAAAGAACGAGTGGCTAATCTTGGTGTATCTATAATTCTACTTTTTTCAAACCAATTTGTATCTACTAGGTCTTTATCAAAAATATTATCTATTCCTTGTGCAATTTTTTTACCATACGTAACTTCAATATTTCTTATAACTTTAGATATTGTGCTAGTGCTATTTCTTATTTTTCTCATATTGGGAATTGTTATACTTTCAGAAAGTAATTGTTGAGGTAAATGAGGTGTAGGTGCTTTTTGTTTTTGACCGTTAATAACAAGTTCATTTCCTAATTCATCTAACCTAGCTCTTTGTCCTGGAAATACACCCTCTACACCAAATAATGTTTTGTTAGCTGATTCTTTTACTTTATGCCAACTTAATATATCACTCTTCCAATAACTAGATACATCATCAATAGAAAACCCACGTAGATTACCCTTTGTTATATCTAAAAATGATTCTATTACATCTGGTCTTTCTTTCGCTTCCTCCATAGCTTCGGCAGCAGCATCAATAATTTTATTAAATACTTTTTTTTGATTTACATATCCAATAGTTTCATCTGTGTTTTTAAGAGTTGCATCAACAAAACTAGCTAATAATCTATCTCCTTGTGCTTTTGGTATTCTTGAATTAACAATAAATCTTCTTGTATTTTCTATTACATCTTCTTGATTTTGCCAAATAAAAGTATTTTTAGGTGTCCAATCTCCCCATAATCTATTTGCTTTTTTAGATTCATCAGGTGATAAATTTTTAAATATCTTGTTAAGACCTAAGCTTTCTGGTATTTTATTCCATTTGTAACCTGTAGGTAAATCAGGCATTCCTTTTGGGTCTTGTAATACGTGTTTTTGAAAAGCTGTTTTAACTGCTTCTAACTTTTGTTCTGGATTTTTAAGTTTACTTGCTTTAATTAAATCTTGTGCCATAGCAGGTGTAAATCTTTTTACTATTTCATTTACATCATCTAAATTTTCTGACCAAGCCTTCATTACTTGTCCACCTTCATCAGAGTTTATAAAATATTTGAATGCTTTATCTCTATCAACACTACGATAAATAGTTTTACCTGCTGAATCTGTTTCTTTTATTAAACCCCAGTTTTTATATTTAAGTCTAGTATTTGCACTTATAGCTCCTAATTTATTAGCTAAATCAGTTCTTAAAAATACAACACCATCTACAAAACCTGATATATTTTTATATGCTTGTGTATTTCCATCTACAATTGCTCCTGCAACAATACCTCCTGGTGTAACAGGTTGTGCAGCAGTTGTAGGAGAAAAAGCAGAACCTCTAAATTGTGCATATAATTTACCTCTTCTATTTGATTCATCCCAAGCTTCTGAACCACTACCAAAATATGGAAACCAACTATTACCTAAACCAGATTCTGTACCAGGTGTATCTAAATCAAAAAACTTTTCTCCAAATTGTTCAAAACCAACAGTTAAAGCTGATGGACCTGATTTTTCAAATGCTGGTCCTCCTTCAAAAAAAGGTACAAAATCTTTTGTTAAATCCTCTTTGCCACCAATGTATTGTGGTTTTATTTGATTTAAAAATTCTTTCATAAAAACAGGATTAGTAAAAGCTTTTGTTAAATCTAAATAAGGTTCTCCATCTTTCATATAAGAAATATCTTGACCTTCTGCTACTGCTTTTTCTATAGCTTCTCCTCTTGCAATCATATAAGTTTTTAATATTCTATTTACAAATTGGGGATAAGCAGCTAAGCCTGTACTTAATACTTGTGTAAATTTTTTAACTTGACCAACACTTCTTTTTACAGTATCTACTGGTGATGGCATCCAACTAAAGACACCTGCATTAGAAAGTTGATAATCTCTTGCATCCTTTCTAATAGTTCGTCCATCATTTGCATAATTGTTTACATAAGATAAAACATAAGGTTCTGCTTGTTCAACATTTAAACCATTTTTACCTAAAGTGCTAATTAAACCTGGTGGAGCAAAACTGTAAACATTAGCTAATTGTTTTATGTTTTCTGCTTCTTGTGGCGTTATACTATCAAATTTAATTTCTTTTTGTTTATTTAAATTATATTTTTCAACAATAGAATTTTGTTCTGCCTTTTTAGATTGGCTATATTCTGGATATAGCATTATGTAGTTCTAATTAATATATTCAGAATATCGTCATTAAAACCTGATTGAACATACGCTGATACCATATCTGAATTTTTATACTCTGTACCAGGTCTTGCTATTGGAAAATCTTGAGCATTAGAAATAGTAAAATTACCAGGTTGTATTGTTTGAGCACCTGTCATAATATTTTCTTCCATTTTTTCTGTTGGTCTATCTATTGATTGTAAAACAGGTGATGGTGTAGGTAAATTATTAGCATCTGGTATTGGAGTTGCAGCTTGTTGCTTTATAGCTTGACCTTCTCCATATGTTGTACCTTCGGTCAATCCCTCTACGAGTTTTACATTTTTTGTATTGTCTGTGTAATTTCTACCAATACTCATAGATGAACCATTAGTAGAATTTTGACTTACTCCTCTATTAGAATTACTCCTTGTTGCCATCTTCATCCTCGTCGTAAAACATAAATGTTGAACTTATAATCATATAGCCAAAAGGGAAAGCTAAAGGAGGCATTTGGTCTGTAAATATTCTAGGTTCTGATAGTCCCTCTTCTAGTAATATATCGTCACCTAACTCATCTACATCTTCTAGTGAGTTAAATACTATATCAGCAAATTGTTTATTTATTGACATTATCCTCCTAGTCCTTGTAGTAATTGTGCTATGCCTGGTGGAGGACCCTGTGGTGGTAGGGAACCTCCTCCAAGCAATTCTTGTTCAGCCACTGGTATTTCAGGTTCCTCTGCAGTAAAGAACTTATCCAAGATATTTTGCATATCATCTGGATTTTTTCTTATCTGCACAACAGCCATTGTTGCTTTAGGGTCACCTTGTTGTGCTTGAGCCAATAGTGTATCAAACAATACACTGTCTGCTTTTTCTTTTGTAATTCTATCGTTTACTCGTACTAAATTATCTAATCCATCTAAGTTTTCTTGTAGAGTTTGTTTATCAATAATACCTGCTTGTAATAGCTGTAAACCTGTAACAATCTTTTGTGGTTCATCATAACCAGCCATAGCACCATAAACTCTTCTAGTTTTATACGAGCCCATAATGTCACTTGTAGGATTGTATTTTTCTGAATAAAACTGATTGTCATAATATCCTGATAAATCTTTTGATTGACCACCATACATTTTTTCATCCCACTCAAGTCTTTTTGCATCTATCATTTCTATAGCATCAGACATTACTGTATGATATTCTCTAATCATTAATGACATAGAAGCACCTAGTTCTTCTAATCCTCTACCTGTTGCAAAGCTAAGTGGACTTTGTGAATCATCAGTTACAGGATAAGAACCACCTACACGTAGTTGTCTTTCTATTCTGTCTATTTGTTGAAATATTTGATAAGGTACATTTGATGCTGGTTTAGATACTTGTGTACCAGGAGCAAGATAGTTTACAGCAAATCTACCTTTACGATACTGTCCCGATTCTATCTCACCTGATATGTTTGTTTCTGTAAAGACTGCATCTTCCATAGCTATTATTGACATAACATTTATTTTTGCCATAGAAGCCATTAGTCCTATGATTTGGTCATACTGACCTTGTAATCTGTCAAAAGCAAATTTCTTTGCAACTACAAAAGATGGACCGCTATCTAATGGATTAGGTATAAAATCAAGAATAGTTCCAGAGGTCATATGATATATATACGTACCTTCTTCATTATAATATTCTGCAATTAGGTCACCCTCACCATTTGAGTTAGCCCAACTTCCGTTGTAACTATCTGTGTATGCAGAAGCATAAGCATTTCCAATACCTAATGTATTTGCTTGATAAAAGTCTTTACTGTTTATTTTGTCAGCAGATTTTGGATATGCTTTTGACAAAGCAGTTTTTGGAACTCTTCGTACAATAGCCATTTCTTTTGGTTGTTGGTCTGCACCGTAATATCCAGGAAAACAGTTGTAAGGGTCACGGAGTTCTGCACAAGGATATGGTGTGCCATTTGCATCTTTCATTTCTCTAATTACCCATACAGCAAAACCATAACCAGGTAACCATCTACCAACTTGTGGCATTTGTAAATCTAATTTTTGTGTGTCATCATATGCAGTTACAATACGTGCTATCTTTTCTGCTTTCTTTCTTGCTCTATCAGAATCTTTACCATTAGGTACATCTACTTTTAGATTAGGAATACGTCCTATTTTCTGTGCAAGATGTTCTAAACCTGACATCATAAGGTTAGGTACAGGTATTTGATAGTCTTGAAAACCTTTTATCTGGTCACCTAGTAATGCTAGTAAACCATCTGGTCCACCATTCATTATTGCACGAATACGTCCTCTAGTAGAATATGCACTTTGATTATCATAGTGTAACTGTGTTATCTGATATTGTATCTCTTCAGGTGTCATCCTATCTCCACGGACTTTCGTTCATATCGCTTAAATTCCATTCTCCAAAACTAGGTTCATAATCTAATCCTACCTCAGCTAATCGTTCTTTTCCTAGTCTTCTTATAACTTTTATTGGAAACCAACTAGCCATAACGACATCTGATTTATAGTTTTTTGCTTTACTAGCCTTACTAGCAGCACTTGAAAAATAAATTAGTTGCCTACGATATATATTACTCTTTGTTTCGCTTTCTGCACTACCATAAGGTAAGTTAATTAGCTTTTGCTCAAATAACTGTTGCATACTTCCAACACCGTAAATAGGGTCAAATTTATTTTTTTGTGTCTGATGTCCCTCTAAATGTATACCCATACGTGCAGAGTATTCTTTTATCTCTCTATCTTGTCGTATAGCTTTTTGAAATCCGTTTTCTTCTATAACCCAATGTGCAAGTTTGTACTTCTCGTACCATTTCTTTATAGATTTTTTTGCCTGTGCAACTCCTCCACCTTCTTCGTTCTCTATATCTACAAGATACATCATTCCTGATTCAGGATTTACAGCCCACAAAAAACAAGCCTGAAAACCTGTAGATGCTGGGTCAAGTCCTGCGACTAGGTATGTCCCTGCAGGTACTTGCCCAACAACTCTATTGACATCTCTACACTGGTCAATATCTTCTGAATTAAACATTGTTATGCCTTCTACAAATGCTTTGTTAAGATAGACCATTTCGTATATTGCTCTACCACCTGTAGTATCTGCATTATTTTTTTGTGACATAAGCCATTTGTATGTACGTTTATTTTTCCATAACATACAATCTGTATGTTTATCTGTTTCTGTTTCTGGCAAAACACAATCTGTTTTGTGTGCTTCTTCTACAATATGTTCAAACTCTGGGTTTTCTAAGAGAAAGTTATACAAATCTTCTGGATGTTGTCTTGAGCCTATGACTACAACACCAGTATGTTCCTCTTTACGAGATGACAAAGTGGTTGTCCACCATTGTCTAGTTTGTTCTCTAGCACTAGGTTGTATTGTTGTACCGTGGTCCTCTATGTCGTCTGCAATAATTAAGTCACAGTCACGAGAAAGTATCTTGCCACCTTTACCTACAGCTACCATTGTTGGTGACTTTATACCAGTTATAGTTCTTGTACCTACAGTAAACTGTCCTGATGACCAGGACTTACCTG